GTTTGCGTCGTACGGCCAGTCCGATCCCATCGTCGAGAAGTCCGGCCAGGCGTTCATGCTGTTGGCGGTCGACATCCAGTTCGCCGATCTCGACGCCACGCAGATCACCTTCGGCGACACGAACTTCCAGAACCCGGCCGCGACCACCGATGTGCCGGGCGTGGTGAAGCTCGCCACGAACGAGGAAGCGAAGGCCGGCCGCGAATCGCAAAAAGCGGTGCCGCCCTCCGCGCTGCTGGCCGCGCTCAACGCCCGCTTCGGTGTCGGTGCGCCGTCCGATTACATCAAGGGACTCCTGACGCTCGCCACCAACGGCGACGTGCTCAATGCGCTCGGCCCGACCTTTCCACCATCGAAGCACGCGCACGGGCTGGACGACATCACCGGCCTGGTCGCGGCGCTGGCCGCCAAGCTCGATGCGCGGGCGCGCTACGTGCCGGGGCAAATCATCGTCACCGCCGGCCAGCAGGCACCGCCCTACACGCTGCTGTGCAACGGTGCGGCGATCTCGCGCACGCAGTACGCCGACCTGTTCGCCGCGATCGGGACGACCTACGGCGCGGGCGATGGCGCCACCACCTTCAACGTGCCGCGCCTCGGTGAAGGCACGGTCATCAAGGCCACCGTCGATGCCAGCAAGGTCGGCACGTACAGCGCCGGTGCGTTGCTCACGCACACCCACGGCGCAACGGCCGCGGCCGCCGGTGATCACGCGCACACCGTTTCGCTGACCGCCGCTGGCAGCCACAGCCACGGCGCGAGTGCCAGCGGTGTCGGCGATCACGCCCATGGTGCATGGACCGATGGCCAAGGCAACCACGCGCACAGCGGTTCGACCGACGCGCAAGGCCAGCACTCGCACGTCACCTTGAACAGCCTGTTCGGCGATGGCACCGGGTCCAACTATGTCGGCGGCGGCGGTCCCGCCTTCCGCAACATGCAGCGCCAGACCAACGACGCCGGCAACCACGCGCACAACTTCGGCACGGACTGGCAAGGCAATCACGGCCACAACATCGGCATGAACGGCGCCGGCGCGCACTCGCACACGATTTCGATCGCGTCCGTGGGCGATCACACCCACGGCGCGTCGCTGGCCAACGGCGGCAGCCACAGCCACACGCTCACCATCGCGGCCGCCGGCGGCAACGAGAACCTTGCCGCCGGTACGCACATGTTCCATTTCATCGCTTACTGACTTGGGTTTCATCATGTCTGATCACGACACGTCCGAACTGCCCACTGCCAAGCATGCGTACAGCTTCGACGAAGCCACCCGCGAACTGCTCGGCCCCGTCGAGGTGTTTCTCTCGCCGTTGGAGGGCACCTATTACCTGCCGCGCAACGTCGTGGCCATCGCGCCGCCGTCCATCGTGGACCCGCATCGTCGTGCACGGCTCAACGACGACGGCACCGCATGGGACATCGTTCCCGACTTTCGCCGCGTCATGCTGTGGGACACCGCCACAGGCCTCCCTGTCGCCAACGCGCTCGCGCTGGGCGATACGTTGCCGGACAGCGTGACGGCGGATGCTCCGCCGGTGTTCAGTGCACACGAGCCGCTGCAAAACGTGTGGGATCGCGCTGCCCTCGCGTGGCGCCAGGTACCCGACTACAGCCGCACACCGGTGTGGGACAAGTCCACCGCGCAGCGCGTACCCAGCCCCGCCCCTGGCGAGCCCTTGCCCGACACGGTAACGATCCTCGCGCCGCCGCGTTTGGACGTCCATCAGGCGCCGCGCTGGAACGCCGCGCTTGATCAGTGGGAACGCGTCGCCGATTTCCGCGGGTTCGTCTATTGGACCGGCGACGGCGCGCAACACGTCATCGACCAGCTCGGCGTCGAACCGCCGACCGACGCGCTCCCGTCACCGCCCGACGTTGTCGCGGCCTCCCCTGCCTCCACCACCCCGTAAGGACTCCGCCATGTCGACGGCCTATCACCACGGCGCGCGCATCGAAGAAACCACCGATGCCGCGCCCACCCTCAAGACCATCTCCACCGCCGTGATCGGCCTGGTGGCCACCGCACCGGAAGCGGACGCCAAGCTGTTTCCGCTGGATACACCGGTGCTGCTCACGAATCCGCAGGACGGTATCGCCGCGGCAGGTCTTCGCGGCACGTTGGCCAAAGCGCTGCAAGCGATCGCGGACCAGGTGCGCTGCCCAGTGATCATCGTGCGCGTCAGCGATGACGCGGACGAAGCCACCACCACGGCCCATGTCATCGGCACGACGAACGAGCAAGGCCGCTACACGGGCTTGAAAGCGCTCTTGACCGCCGAGCAACGCGTGGGCGTGCGCCCGCGCCTGATCGGCGCACCGGGCCTCATGAACGAAGCGGTCGCGCAAGAGCTGGCGATCCTCTGCAAACGCCTCGGCGCGTTCGCGTACGTGAGTGCACGCGGCTGCACCACAATCAGCGAGGCCTTGGCATTCCGCAAGAAGCTCAGCGCACGCGAGCTGATGGTGATCTGGCCGGACTTCACCGCCTTCGACGTCAACGCCAAGGCCACCACCTCGGCGCTTACCGAAGCCGTTGCGCTGGGCTTGCGCGCGGCCATCGACCAGAGCGTGGGCTGGCACAAGGTGATCTCCAACGTACCGGTCAATGGTGTCACGGGCATCAGCGCGGACGTGTTCTTCGATTACCTGAGCGAAGGCACCGATGCGGACATCCTCAACGAAGCGGGCGTCACCACGCTGATCAACCGCAACGGCTTTCGCTTCTGGGGCTCGCGCACGTGCGACGACGGCCCCTTCATCTTCGAGAGCTACACGCGCACCGCGCAAGTCGTCGCCGCGACGATCGGCGAGGGCGTCTTCGAGTACAGCGACAAGCCGATGCACGCCACGCTGGTGCGCGATCTGATCGAGGCGATCAACGCGAAGCTGCGCGACCTGGTGCGTCAGGGTTTTCTGCTGGGCGCCAAGTGTTGGTTCGATCCCTCGCTCAACGACAAGAGCAACGTGAAGGTCGGGAAGCTGAAACTCTCCTACGACTTCACGCCCACGCCGCCGCTGGAAGACCTGACGTTGCGTCAGACCTTCACCGATACGTACATCGCGGACCTGATGAACGCGATCACCGCCACCAACGACGCCTGACCTTGACCGGCGGCTTACGCCGCCGGCAGGCCTCCATCACCCACATCGAGGATAGCACTATGGGTTTGCCCCGAAAGCTCAAAAACTTCGACACCTTCCAGAACGGTGAATCCTTCATCGGTCAGGTGAACAGCCTCACGCTGCCCAAGCTCGCGCGCAAAATGGAAGAGATCCGCCCGGGTGGGCTGGATGCGTCCATCAAGGTCGACATGGGCGGCGAAGCGCTGGAACTGGCGTTCGCAGCGAGCGGCTACTTGCGCAGCGCCCTGCGCCAGTTCGGTGCCACCGCCATTGGCGCCGTGCAACTGCGCTGGGCCGGCGCGTACCAGGCCGAAGACACCGGGATCTACCAGGCCGTGGAAATCGTCGCGCGCGGTCGCTACAGCGAGATCGACCGCGGCGATGCCAAGGCCGGCGAATCGTCCGAAACCAAGTTCACCATGCCGCTTGTTTACTACAAGGAAAGCGTCGACGGCCGCGTGCTGTTCGAGATCGACGTGCTCAATCACGTCTTCGTCGTGGACGGCTTCGACATGCTCGCCGCGCAACGCGCCGCCATGGGCCACTGGTAAGCCCACCCATCCTCATCGCCCACCACCGTGGGCGATCTTTTTTTCTCTTCAGGAATCTCCGTCATGACCGAGCGCAAGACCGCCGCCACCATCACCCTCGAAGAACCCATCCAGCGCGGCACCACCACCATCACCGACGTGACCGTGCGCAAGCCCAAATCCGGCGAGCTGCGCGGCACGCAGTTGGTGAACCTGCTGCACATGGACGTCGCGGCATTGGAAATCGTTTTGCCGCGCATCACGCAACCCACGCTCACCAAGGCGGAAGTCGCGAACCTCGATCCGGCCGACCTCACGCAGTTCGGGGTGGAGGTGTCCGGTTTTTTGTTGACGAGAGCGAACCGCGAGGGCTTCCCGAGCGCGTAGAGGACGCCATGGCCGACATCGCGGTGGTGTTCCACTGGACGCCGCCGGTGATGGATGCCATGCCTTTATCTGAGTTGATGGAATGGCGCGAGCAAGCGCGCATCCGTAATGGTGTGGAGGACTGATGGATTTAAAGCTCAGCGTGTTGCTCAGTGCGATCGATCGGGCCACCGCGCCCTTGCGCGCCATCGCCGGCAGCTCGTCGACGACCTCCAAGGCGCTGCGCGAAACGCGTCAGCGCCTCAAGGAACTGGAAAAGGCGCAAGCCGACCTCAAGGGGTTTCGTGACCTCAAGGCTGGCACGCAACAGCTCGCGGTGCAGATGAACGCCGCACGCACGCGTGCCACCGAGCTGGGCAAAGCGATCGCCGCCACCACCTCACCCACGCGGGCGCAGCGGCGCGAGTTCGACGCCGCGCGGCGCCAGGCCGATACCCTCGGCCGCCAGTACCAGACGCAGACGCGTCGCCTGCAGCAGATGCGTGAAAGCCTCGCCGCCGCCGGTATCCAGACGCGCAACCTGGCGCAGCACGAGCGGCAGTTGCGCGACGCAGTCGCGGCCACGACGCGGCAGATGGACGACCAGCAGCGACGCTTGCAGCAATTGAGCCAGCAGCAGCAACGCATGGGTGCGGCGCGTGCGGCGTTGACGCGCACGCAAGCGGTGGGCTCGAACATGGCGGTCGGCGGCCTCGCCGCGATGGCGACCGGGCAACATGTCCTCGGCGCCTTGAGCCCGACGATCGACGAAGCCAAGGCGTTTCAGACACAGGTGGCCCAGTTGCGCGCGATGGGCGTCGGCGATGCCATGGTGACCGATGCCGTGACCTTCGCGCGCGGCATGGACATCATGGGCACCAGTGCGACGGAGAACCTGAAACTTCTCAAAGAGTCGTACAGCGTGCTGCGCGACATGCACGAAGCGGAACAAGTCTCGCCCTACCTCGCACGCATGCGCTTTGGCATCGACACCGTGATGGCCAACGGCGGACACGGCGAAGGCCACGGCGCGAATGCCGAAGCGATGTTCATGGATCTCTTGAAGGTCGCGGAACTGCGCGGTGCGGCGAAAGACCCGACACGCCTCAAGCAGGTGCTGGATTTCGCCACGCAGGCGTACGTGGCGTCGGGCGGCCTGGTGCGGCCCGACGATCTGCTCAACATGATCAAGACCGGTGGCATTGCGGCGAAGCAGCTCGATGACACGCAATTCTTCTTCGGCATGCTGCACACGATGCAGGAGATGGGTGGTCACCGCACCGGCACGGGCCTGGCGACGGCCTACCAGAACTGGGCGGCCGGCCGCACCACGCAGCAGTCGGCCGAAGAGCTGGTACAGCTCGGCCTAGTGAAGCCGGGTTCGGTGAAATACGGCAAAACCGGGCACGTCACCAAGCTCCTGCCCGATGCACTGAAAGACGGCGACCTGTATCGCACCAACCCGTTCGAGTTCCTGATGACGCGCGTCATCCCGAAGCTCAACCCGGACGGCAAGCTGAGCGACAGCCAAGTGATCAGCAAGATCAATGCACTGTTCTCCGGCCGCAAGGGCGGCGATTTGTTTGCCTCGCTCTACATGGAGCGCGCGAACATCGCCAAGCACCTGGCCGCGGGACCACGCGCCTACGGCGTCGATCCGCTCTACGACGAAGCCAGGCAAACCGCCGCCGGGCAGGAAGCCGAATTGCTGGCTCGGAAATCGGATCTGTATCGCGAACTGGGTACGCAGTTGCTGCCGGTGTACGTGTCGGGGCTGCAGAAGCTGACGCATGCGATCCGTGCACTCACCGGCTGGAACCAAAGCCACCCGATGCTCGCCAAGGGCATCCTGATCATCGCGGGAAGCCTCGGTGTGCTCATGACAACTGTGGGCGGCCTGATGGTGGGCTTGGGTGGCCTGGTCGGCCAGTTCGCGCTGCTGCGCTTCCTGCTGCGCATGGGCGGCCTCACGCTCGGCGGTGGCGGTAGCGTGGGGCTCGCACGTCTGTTTCCGCTGTTGATCAGCGGCGCGCGTGCGGCCGCGGTGGCCGTGCTCGGCGTGAGCGCGCCGATGCTCGCATTGATCGCGCTGATTACCGCTGCGGCCATCGTCATTTACAAATACTGGGGACCGATCCGCGCCTGGTTCGAAGGCGTGGGCCAGGGTATCGCGCAAACGGTGGGACCAGCGTTTCAACGCCTCGGCGCGACGATGCACGACGTGTTTGCACCGCTCGGGTCGATGCTCGCGGTGATCTGGAAGTGGGTATCGCAACTGTGGCAGCCGTTCCAGGCGACGAGCCAGCAGCTCGATGCCGCGCGCCAAAGCGGCGTGACGTTTGGTGCGTTGGTCGGCGGCGCGATCGCGGGTGTGGTCGATGCCATCGCACTGGGCGTGCGCACGATCGTATGGCTCGGTGAAGCGATGGGCACCGCCGCCGGCTGGGCCGTGACGCACTGGGAACCCGTCAAAGCGTGGTTCGTCGACATGTGGCAAACGATCGAAAACGCGGCCCGCAAAACGCTCGATTGGATCAGTGAGAAATTGAAGGGTGTGCGCGATCTGATCGCACGCATTCGCAGCATCGGTGCCAACCCGGCGCCCGCCGGCGGGCCACCGATCGAATGGATCATGCCGAATGATCGCGAACGCGCGCGCCAGGTCGCCGACACGATCGGACGCACACCGCTGCCTGGCCATGACAGTGCCGCGACAGGCCAAGGCGCGATTAACACTGCACGCCCGATGGGAGTACGTGCAGCGGCCGGCACCACCTACCAGGTGCACATCGATGCGCACGGCGCCGAACCGTCGCAGGTGAAGCGTGCCGTGCAGGACGCACTCAGTGATCACGCGCGCATGCAGCGAGCGCGCAAGAATTCTGCTTACTCCGACGAGGGCTGACATGCTGGGATACACCCTGATGGCGTTCGGGCCGTTTGCGTTCGGCATGCAAACCGCCGCGTATGACGAACTGCGCCGACAGATGCAATTCAAGCACGGCGCCGCGGTGCGCGTGGGAGAGCGCGACAACTATCAGTACCTCGGCGCGGGCGAGGAAATCGTCACGCTGAGCGGCACCGTGGCGCCGGGCGTGACCGGCACGCTGGCGTCCATCTCGCAGTTGGAAGCCATGGGGCTCGGCGGTCAGGCGTACGTGCTGGTCGACGGCGCGGGCTATGTGTACGGCGTGTATTTCATCCAGAGCTTGGAAACCACGCAGCGTTATCTCTTTCCCGATGGCACGCCGCGCCGCGTGGACTTCTCGCTGACGCTGTGCCGGTCCGACAATCTGCCGGCCGATGAGCCCGCCAACCCCATAGGCGCACGTTGATGAGCGGCGACAACCGTACCGCCATCGTGCGGCCGGTCTTCAAGGTGGTGGTGGGCGGCACCGATGTCACACGCCGCCTGGAATCCCATCTCAGCAGCATGACGCTGGTCGCCTGCCGCGAAGATCACGCTGACCAGCTCGAACTGGAATTCGAAGACACGGCGGGACGTATCGCCATGCCGCGCAAGGGCGTGAGCATTGAGGTGTCGCTCGGCTTCGATGCCTCAGGCATGTGCCTGCAAGGCTCGTACGTGGTGGACGAAGTGGAACACCGCGGTGCACCCGACACCATCACCGTACGCGCACGCAGCGCGCGCGTGGCCGGCCCGCTGGCCGTGCGTAAGGAACGCAGTTGGAGCGACACCACCGTAGGCCACATCGTCAGCGTGATCGCGAGCGAGCATGGACTCACGCCGCGCGTGTCGGACACGCTGGCCAGCCAGCCGG